AGCCTGACATTGCTTATCTTAGTGAAGCGTACAAGCGTACACAGAGTGATTTAGGTGAATGGTTAGATCGTAGACAAAGAGACTATGATGTCCGTAATTGTTTATGGGCAGGTAAGAGTGATGACTTCAAGAAGCATTCAAGCCAAAGTTCCACAGGAGATGTGTTCCCTTGGGAGGGTGCAAGCGACCAGGAACAAAGGATGTGCGATGAATTGATTAATTGCCGGGTGGCAATGTCAATGAATGCAATCCGCAGAGGTCACATAATAGCCACACCCACAGAATCAAGTGATGTTGAGCGTGCCAATGTGGTATCCATGTTTTTACGATGGTTAATTAATTCTAAGATGCAGGAGTTTTATCCTGAGATTGAACTTGGATTAAATCATCTTTTTGAAAAAGGTATGATGGTTCATTATGCTTGGTACGAGAATCAAGAACTGAAGCAACAACAGACCATTAAGCTTGAAGAGATTGCCCAAGTCCTTCCACAGATTGCCGGAGCTATACAGGATGGAAGTATGGACGAGGAATTAAGCGAGGCACTTAAAACACAGTTTGATATTAGCAAGCCCAAGGCACGGGCAATGTTAAAGGAAATGCGTAAGGATGGAGAAACCACTGTACCTGTAACACGCCAAGTTGTAAGTAGACCCAAGATCAAAGCCCTTGCACCAGATGAGGATGTATTTTGGCCAAGCTATTGTATAGATCCGCAGGAAGCACCTTACATGTTTCATTCCGTGAGTATGACTCCAGAGCAATTAAGGTCTAAAATTAGTACCGAAAAATGGTCAGAAGAGTTTGTGGATGCAGCGATTGAACTTGCAGGACAAGGCGAGGATACAGATGAGAACATCTATCAATTGCGTGAGAATGATGAGTTTACCAGAAGTGATGACAATAGCCTTGTTAGAATTGTGTACTGTTATCAAAGACTGTTGGACGAGGATAATGTACCTGGTATCTACTGCACGATCTACCATGCCAATATACCTGATCTTTATGCCAAGCATCAATTATTGGATTATGCGCATGGGCAATATCCATTTGTTGTAACCACCCTTGAAAAAACAGATAAGAAATTATACTCGTCTAGGTCATACCCGGAGCTTATTGAAAGCTTGCAGCAGGTACTCAAGGTCGAAACAGATGCAGCGATTGATGCACAATCATTAACAACTTTACCTCCTTTGGAACACCCTCTTGGGCGCGCCCCATCCCGTTTTGGGCCAGGTGTAAAATTACCTTATCGTGTACCTGGTGAAGTAAGATTTGCAGACACGCCTCGTGGATCAGGTGTAAATGTAGAACTTCGTAGATACATACAGGAACAAGCAGATAGATACTTTGGTAGAAACGCACCAGGAGTAAATCCTGTGGAAGCACAGATGAAGCAACAAGAAGTGATAGATAAAGTATTTCATCACTTAAAACTTCTACTCGATCAAGTATACTCCCTTTACCAACAGTATGGCCCAGACCAAGAATACTTCCGTGTCACAGGAATGCAGGACATGCAAAAGTATGCTAAAGGTAATCCTGGCGAACGATTTGATTTTTACATGCAGTTTGATGCTGCCACACAAGACCCAGAACAAATGCTTGAACGTGTAAAAGCAATTGCACAACTTGGCGCACAACTCGACAAGAATGGCACGCTGGATACCGAGCGTTTATTACAAATTGCAGTTGGGCAGATTTTACCGGGGGCTGCGGAAAGTATTATGCTTCCCAAAGAAACCGCATCGCAAAAAGCAATGGATGAAGAGAGACAGACTATTGCAGAAATCTATGCTGGCGTACCACCCAATGTTAAACCCAATGATGCCCACGAGATGAAGTTGCAGATATTCCAGCAATGGTTAGCTCAACCCGATGTGGCACAAAAGGTACAACAAGACCCTGCCCTACAAGAGCGTATTCAAAATTACCTGCAACAAAGACAAATGCAGGTTCAGCAAAAAGAGAATGCGACAATTGGTAGACTAGGAGCAGCACCCACACAATTTGGATCAACAGGAGCAGCACCAACAGGAGGATAAGATTATGCCGTATGGTAAGGGAACTTATGGAAGTAAGGTTGGAAGACCTAAGAAGAAAATGACTAAAAAGAAATGTGGTGGCAAGCGGAAGACCAAGTAAGGTAAATAGCCCAAGGCGTATCCGCAAAGGTGAACCCGGTTATGGAAAAAAGAAGTTTGTAGTCTATGCTTCTGAAGGTGGAAAGAAAAAGACCATCCGATTTGGGGACGCAAATTTAAGTATCAAGAAAAACCAACCTGCACGCAAGAAGAGCTACTGTGCAAGGTCAGGTGGTATTAAAGGTAAAACAAATAAACTAAGTGCCAACTATTGGTCACGCAAAGCATGGGATTGTTAGATGAGTTTATACAAAAACATACACGCTAAAAGAAAACGTATAAAAAAAGGTAGTGGTGAGAAGATGAGAAAGCCCGGATCAAAAGGCGCACCAACTGCAAAGGCATTTAAGAAAGCAGCTAAGACTGCACGCAAAAGAAAATGATGGATGCACAGCTTTCAACGAGAGTGGGTTGCCCTACTTACCATCTTCTTCTTTTTCCTGGAGCGTGATGTTATCTGTGACATCCTTTTTCTAATCATAGGAATTATATACAACTATACAAAATGAGTCCCCGTAAAAGAAAAACCTACCACGAGATAGATGCCGAGGAAGCAATCCAGGCATTATCCATGTTGAAGAACGATCCACACTTTAAACAATACATTGCGATGCGAGAAGCAATGAGAGAAGAAGTTATCCGTCAATTGCAGACTAAAGAGGTAGTAGATAGCACAAACAGACACTATATGATGTGTGGAAAGCTTGAAGCAATAGACGAGGAACTCGATACCTTTTATAAGTTATAATTTCGCATGTTGGTTAGATTATAGTAAATATAGTTCATGCCTCTATGGCCTTTCGTGGGGTTAGGTCATAGGGGCTTTTTTGTTGCCATTTTTGCCATACTAAACTACATTTTGCTACACTAGGCTACTCATGCCTTGATCTTATGGAAGAAGCAATTCAAGAGGTTGACTCAGAGTCCTCACAAAACTCCGTGGATAGTTTAACGTCTGGTGAAGGTAACCTAACAATGGCAGAGCTTGCATCATCTCTGATGCAGAAACGCCAAAGCGAGGATACTGAAACCACAACCGAAGAGGAATCAGAACCCGTTGCAGAAGAATCTACGGAGGAAGAGGAATCAGAGGATCAGTCTGCTGAAGAGCCGGAGGAATCAGATGAGGAATCAGATGAGCAACCCGTACAATCTTCAGATGTTCTTTCAAAGTTTAAAGACCTGGATTTGGATTCATTATCCGAGGAGGAGTCTAAGGAACTTGCCAAGCATCTAAATGCTTCTGCAATTAAAAGGTTTGGGAAACTAACCGCGCAGAAAAAAGCGTTGCTTGCTGAGAACCAAGAACTCCAGCAACAAGTTGAGCAAGCACCCGTGCCTGCTGAACAACCTGCATTCCTAAAAGATAATGCCCTGCATAATGTCACAGATGTCAACGCACTTACCAAGGAAGTAGAGAACCTTAACACGCTCATCGAATGGGCAGACGAAGGGATGGAAAACGAAGTGGAGTATGATGACAATGGCAATGAATATGTGGTCAAGGATGCTGACAAGACTTACACCAAAGCTGACTTAAGGAGAATCAAAGCGAATGCAAAAAAGATCCTTCGCAAAGATGCTCCAGCAAGAGAAGCCTGGATTAAGGAAAGACAAGCAAGTGACCAACAAGCAATACAAACTTTTGACTTCCTAAGTGATGGAGAGAGTGAGGATTACAAAGTATTCATGCAGGTAAAACAAAGTCCTATTTATAAGCCTTTAGTTGATCACCTACCCAACAGCAACTTTGCACTTGGGCTTATGGTGGAAGGATTAAAGGCAGTGAAAGCAAAGCAAGCAAATGCAGGTCAACCTAAGAAATTGAAGAAACCAACTGCTCCTGTCGCAAGTACAGAGGCAGGGGCAAGTAAACCAAGATCCGAGGGAAGTAAACACAAGAAGCTTATACAGGCTGCTCATGCTAAATTTGAGAAGTCAGGCAACATAGCAGACTACCAGAATTACATAAAACTAAAGCGATCAATCGCATAAATTTAAACTTAATAGGAGGATATAAATATGGCTAAGAGTACTACCTACAATACGAGTGGTAATCGTGAAGATTTAACTGATATTATTTCAGTTTTAGAACCTGAGGCAACACCGTTTGTTTCAATGATCAAAAAGGGAAAAGCAACAGGAACATTCTTTGAATATCAAGTTGATAAATTAAATTCGCCAGAATTTGGTGGAGTTGAAGAAGGTGAAGATGTTACTGCTTTTAAAAATCAGTCTGCTGACCGGGCTAGAATCGGAAATTACATTCAGAAATTCCGTGATACATTCATGGTATCTGACTTGCAAGAGATGGTTGACACTGCTGGTGTTGCATCAGAATTTGCAAACGCTGAGTCTAAAGCAGTACGCAATGTAAAACGTTCAATTGAATCTGCATTCTGTTCTGCACAAGATCGTCAAGCAGACGCTGGAGCAGGCGCACCTTACAAAACACGAGGCATGTTAAAGTGGCTTGGAGTGGGTGGACAACCTTCTGACGTTCCTGCATTCGCACAAAATGTTGCTAATGACACAACAGGTACGCAAACCGAGACAACCTTCAATAGCGTTCTTCAAGAACTCTACGAAGCAAACGGAATGCCTGGTGGACAGTTGACCTTACTTGCAGGCCCAAGTCTCAAGAAGGAAATCTCAAACTTCTCCCGTCAGCTTGCAGCTACTAACGGAACTTATACAGTTAATCAAGACGCAGAATCCAAGAAGATAACTCTTTCAGTTTCCGTATATGAGGGGGACTTCGGATTGTGCAATATCGTTCCTTCTTTGTTTATCAACAGAACAAGCGGAAGTGACACAGTAGACGCAGACGCAGGACTCTTAATTGATCCTGAGTACGTATCCATGATGTCCTTAAAAGCTGAGTCTGTAACTGAGCTTGAGAACCAAGGTGGCGGTAGGCGCGGTTTTGTCGATGTCGTAGCCGGACTTGCGTGCCTCTCGCCTGTTGCTCACGGATATTTTAACTAATAACACTTAAAATAAGGAGATTTAAGATATGTCAGAATTATCAAATAATGAAGCAGGTAGAGGTTTTACACATGTATACACCGCTACCTACGAAGACTTACAAACAATCGGCAATGGTGGTCAATTAACCATCGCAACTATACCAGCAGGTGGTGCAGTTGAGTTAGCAGGTGTATACGAAGCTGAAGCGTTTGCAGGTACAACCTCCCTCGTCATTGACGTAGGAACAAGCTCTGGTGATCCAGACGAGTTCATTGATGCTCTTGATGTGGACGCAATGACTGCACCTGTGTTTAACACAGGAGATGCATTCACAGGCAATCAGTCACAAGCAGCAGGTGGAACAAACACAGCAACTTCTATTATCTTGGAAGTAACAGACGCAGCGATTGCATCCGCAACTGCTGGTAAAATTGTTATCGGATTACGTATCGTTGACCTCGGTCAATTTGCTTAATTGCAATTAGGATTTGGGGAGTGGCCTACAAAGTGGGTCACTCCCTTTTCCACATCAATTTATTATGGCAGAAATATTCATACCTAAATGGGGCAAGGCACAAGGCAATGGTTCACAGTTTATGAAGAACCTGGAAAAGCACTTACGTTACGAAGTAGACTTGGAAAAGTACGAAGCAAAGAAACGTGAGATTGAGTGTGGCAAGGAGAATGGTGAAGGTGGACAAGTCGAGGGACTTGGACAATTAAAAGGCACAATACCTGCCCGTGAATATTTCCGCTGGCATCAATACAAACAAGGCTGCTGGGGGGATAAGGCGTTCACGAATGAATTTTTTCGGGACAATCCTCATCTTAAAGCAAAATCATTTACCAAGAAGACCTTCGTATCTGGAGGCTTTAATAAACCAAGCTTCGCATGAGGAAGATAGCAGTAAGCACCATGTTGACCAACCTAGTAAGTATGGTTGGCGTGGATTCATTCCTTACTGCTGAATCAACTGCTGCTGTACGCAGCTTTAATCGTTTTGGCAAGTTAGCCTGGGATCGCACTGCATGGCCATTTGTATCACGTATTACGCAAGTCATACCAGACCTTCGAGTACGAAGCGTACAAGTAGGTAGTGGAGGAGCGAGTTATACATCAGCACCAACTGTAGTTTTCGCAGGTGGAGGAGGAAACTCAGCAGCAGCGACTGCGACCATTAATGCAGACGGAGAAGTGAATGGAGTTGCAGTGACCAACAATGGCACGGCATTCACAGGCACACCCACGATTAGCTTTACAGGTGGTGCAGGAAGTGGCGCAACTGCAACTGCAAGCATGTTAAGCTACCTGGACTTTGGCACAACTATAAGCGAGATATTTCGGGTCACTGAGAATGACCCATATGGTACAGGTACAACATCTGACATTGCATTTAAAAATGTATATGTGACAGGTGCAAGCGAGTATGGAGAAGCAATACTACCAGATCACGCATCAACTGCACCTGTGTGGGTATATTACCGCGCACCATTCCCTGAGTATGCAAGTGACGCAACAGACTTCCCATATGTATTTGCGGAGTATGCCACAACAGGAGCTTATGGCATGTGGCTGGAGGCGGATGGACAGACAGAAAAGGCACAAGTGATCTATCAACAAGCAGAAGCAATTATTTTACAGGAGTTAGACAAACTCGAAAGACAAGAGGGGCAAACCACCCCATTACAATTTATTACTTACGGAACAACTGCCGTCAGTTCGGCATAAAAGGAACAAATATTATGGCATCAGAATATAGAGGTTTAGGACTAAATGGTGGAATTTACATCAATGATAATGCGGTACACACAGGTAAATTCTTTGCGATACTCGCAACGGAAGACACAGTGATTGCGAGTATTACAAGTAATATTGAAAACTTGTCTGATATTTGCACCGGGCAAGATGCAACCACACTAGCTGCAAATACTGCGATTTATGGAAACATAAGTTCCATCCAACTTACAAGTGGTGCAGTTTTAGCGTACAACATTTAATGGCACTCACACTCGATCTTAATCTTAGCGTTGGACGCGCAAGCACAGGAAGTGGAACTCCACCCTTTGGGCCAAACCTTGTACTGCTTACACAGGCAGGTGCGTTCATGCAGACCGAGGATGGATTTTATTTAGAATTTGAATTTTAACATAATGAGATATGGCAAATAATAAAAAGATAACCGCATTACCTGCTTTAGGGGCAACACCTGCCACAGATGATGTTTTACCCATCGTTGATGTAAGTGGAACTGCAACAACTAAAAAGGTAACAGTTGCCAACCTGGTAGCGGCCGCTCCACAAGGAGATTTACTCGCAAGCAATAATTTATCCGATGTTGCGAATGCCGGAACAAGTAGGACTAATTTAGGACTAGGTACTTTAGCCACTGCAAATGCAGTTGACGGCACAGCAGTTACCTCGACAGGAGAAACAGGAGCTACTAAATTCTTACGAGAGGATGGAGACGGGACTTGTTCCTTTCAAGATATTGTAGTTGGAGACGCTCAACTAAGAGGCACAGACAATCCACACATCGGAGCATTTCCTAATCAATCATTCTTGGTCACGGACAATCCAAGTAAGTCAGTCATGGTTATTGCTGATGCTAGTGGCAACTTAGACTTTGTAGTTAAAACAGACTCATCCAGGGCGTACTTAAATACCCCATCGAGTCGGTTAGAATTAACAACAGGTGTATCGGTAGTAGAAGATTCAACAGAACCTGACATAGAGATTACAACTACATCAGGAACTTACTCTTTAATCACAGGAGATTCAGATACTTTAGGTGCTAATGGGTTACCTGCAAGACAAGGTTTCAATGTTCCTGATATAGGAGCAAACCAAGCACCACTTTTAATATCGGGTGGAACAATTTCTTAAAACTTAACAAACAAATATTATGGCAACAGTATATATTAAACCAGGAACAGGCTCAGGATCAGGCACATTAGCCGCTCCTTATTTTTATAGCGAATTAGCAACGGCAGAAACTGCCGCTGGAAGTGGGGGAACTATTCTTTTTACTGATGGCAGTTATGCTGGTTCAACATGGGATGCGTCAGGAGTAACTTATGAGTCACTCAACCTTCACGGAGCGATTATTACAACGAGTGGCATACAATTTGGTGCATCAGGAGTTTCTGTAACAGTTAAGAAATTTAAAATCGCATCTTTAAACACAACCGAGCGGGTAGACATTTACGATTCCACGCTCATGGATCAGTGTTATTTAATTGTAACTAATAGTTTTGTTATTAAACCTGGCACTGCTGGCGGTAAGATTACAAACTGCTTAATAGAAAACAATGTAACTGACACGAGTTATGCCTTGAGATTGGGGCGAGATTGGGACGATTTGTCGGAATTTACAAGCAATACTTATTTTGTGACAGGGCTTAACGGTGCTGGAGTTACTAATATTGATTTTTTTGGCGGTGGGCCAACTGTTGCAAAGAACTGTATATTCATGTCGGATGACACGGCTAACACAGTGATTACATCAGCAGAAAATACAGCCGCATCTTCAACCAACTGTTGTTTCTTTCAATTTGGTTCAGGCAACACGAGCGGAGGTACAAACAATGTATTCTCCGATCCTCTATTCGTAGACTCTGCAAACAATGACTATCGCCTTCGCCCATCCTCACCTTGCATCAACGCTGGTACAGCTTCCTAAGTCATGGCACAGCAAAAGTTAGGACGGAAGGATTACTCCATCGCTGTTAAGACAGGGACGGATGCTAATAAGACGAAGTTCGCAAAAGAATCAACTAAAGGAGAATTGTATTTAGCTACTGATACCTTTAAAATATATGTAGCTATTACAACTGCCGGAGCTTCTGACTCGACACTCAAATCAGTTGCACTCAGCTAATCCTCCTGGCGAGTAATGTCTACTGAAGAAAAAGATGCGATAGGCGAGAATTCAGTTGTGAAGGCCAATGTCGCTTTCATGTTGAAAACTATTTCTGCCGTGGCTATAGCCACATATAGTTTTGTTACGATTAAATCAGATATAGATGACCTTCGTAACGAGAATGTAAGGTTGCACCATGAGGTCGATATGAACAGTGAGTTTCGTGTTAAATGGCCAAGAGGAGAGTTAGGTGCATTACCAGATGATGCCGAGCAGAACATGAGACTTTTATTTCTAGAGAAACAAGCATTAAAACAAGACGAATTACTTGAGCAGTTAAGGTACGGGGGAGCAAGGTGAAATGGAAGTTACACACTATATGTTTGCTGGTCTTGGGGTTGCACTTTCCATACTCGCATTTTTCATCAAGCGTAACAAGTGGGAGATTGACGACATGAAAGATCGAGTTCGTCAATTAGAAATATCTCATGCCGGGCAGATTAAGGATATTAATCATCTGACCAAAGTCTGCGAGGATCGACGTGAAGATATTAAAAAAATCTTCGAGAAAATGGAGGCTAAATGAAATGGGTGAACTTATTGCCATGCTTCTTACCGGTGGAGGCAGTACAGCGATGGGTGCGATCCTTAAAGGCGTGTTTGGCATGGTCTTTGAAAGCCGCAAGCAAAAGCATGACTTGGAGATGGCTCGAGAGAGTAGAGGCAATGAAAACTTCCTTCGACTTCAGGAGCAAATTGCAAACTCAGGACAGGCAGAGACGGCCTCGAAGACGAGAAAATTATTGGCGACTGTGGGCGTTAGTTCCATGTGTGCTTCAATTATCTTGTGTACGATTTTCCCCAGTGCAGAACTGGTCGTCCTCTCCAACGCAACAGGAGAAGGTAGAACAGAAATCCTCTTCGGACTCCTTAGCTGGCAATCCCCCCAAAAACCAATTCAGATCACTACTGGACACATCAGCCTTATGGGAAACCTCACCATCCTTCCCTGTATTTTGGGATTCTATTTCGGGCCATCGCCCCGCAGATAATGATTGATCGAGTTTCAGTTTTAGGAATGTCAGGCACAGCGGCCACCTTCGGCCTGTCAACCTTTGACTCGGCAATCGGGATAGTGGTAGGTCTAGTCACCCTAGTATATATGTCGCTCAAACTTTACCAGGAGGTAAAAAAGAAATGAGCAGATACCGAAGCTACGGCAAACTAGACGATCAGTACAGATCAGAAGGTGATACTGCATTCGCTCGCATGAACAATCGTTTACGCCCTACCCAACTGCAACCAGGTGAAGTACAGTTAAGCCAAAATGGTCGCATGGATATTGATGGTAATTGGCAACCACGCAAGGGGTTACTTACACTTGCAGGCGCGATCACCATCGATTCAGACGCTATTCGTTTACCATTTGTTATAAGTGCAGCACAAAGGCAGAGTAATGTAGTTACACTCACACTTGCAACCACACCAAATACTGCATTCGTACCGGGCAATTCTATTACCATTGAAGGACTAACAGACTTTGGTTCTGACGATCCCAATGGCACACATACTTTAACTGCCATTAACTTTTCCAATAAACAACTTACCTTTGCAGACACAGGCGCAGATAAATCTTTTGGCACAAGTGCAAGCAGCTTGATTTGCCCGGAAGATCAAATGGTCACACGCTTGGCATATGTAATTACAAATGCGAGTGTAAATGCCACCACAAATGTTGCCACTCTTACAAGTGCCACGAGCTTTGATTCTGCATTTACAGTAG